GCGCGGCAATCATTGCGTTAGTGGACGCGGGCGCAGCAGCGGGTGCAAGGGCGTTTGCCCCGGCAGCAGCGCCGGCGGGCATACCAAATTGGCGCTGAAGATACGCCAAATTTGTTTCACCAGCAGGCGCCGGCGCGTCGGCAGCGGCGGGTGCAGCGGTAGGTAAAGGTATTCGACCAATCGGCGCAGCAACAAGCTCACCTTCTGGCACAGGGGCAGCAGCGGGTGCTGGCGCCGTCATTGCGTTTGCAGACGCCGCAGCGGGCGCGCCGCCCAAACCAAAATCCTTACGATATGCTGCGGCTTCGCGTTGATTGCGAAGGGCTGTGCGAATAGCCATACCCTGAGTCAAGTACTCGGGTCTTCCGGTTTTAATCATTGCATCGGCAGCAGCCTCAAGATCGGGTGGCCCGCCTTTGGCAACAATTGCGGCTTGAATCTGCCCAAGCGTATCTCGTTCACGGCGTAGGTCTTCTAGCTGCATGTTGGCTACTTCAGCCTGGCGCTGACCGCCCACAAGCTGCTGAATCTGCGCCGCCTCGGCCAAGGCGTTGCGCGGCTGGTACTCAACCGTGGGCCGGTACGACATTGCGATTTGAGGATTGACGAGTGCCATGATTAGTACCCCATGCCGTAGCCAGGCACATCACCAGTGTAGCCTGCGCCGTAACCACCTGTGCCTGTGTAGCCTTGGTTTCGTCCAAGCGCCTGCTGCAACAGCGAGTTCTGCGCTTGATTCTGGCTGTAGTTCATGTACTGGTTCAAGCCGCCGCCGATAGCGTTGGCTGCACCCATGTAGCCGGATGCGCGAGCCTGAGCGCCCGCGCCAAGAGTTTCAGCCATGTTGGAGCCGAATTGCCCGGCCTGCGCGCCCAGCGTGTTGGCCGCAGTCTGACCAACGCCGGCCAGCGATTGCAGCGGGTTAAGCCGCGCTTGGCGCTCGGCTTGGTAGCGGTTGAAAGCGTTCTGATACTCTTGCGAACCCATTTCTTGACCGAAGCGCGTCAATGCTTTGCCGGTCGCGCCTGACATCAAACCACCACGAGCCGCAGCCGAACGCTCCAGCGCCTTCTGGCCTTCGGACAGCCTGAACGCATACCCAGGGTCGGCTTGGAACTGTTGCGTCCCAAACGGCGTGTACTCGGTCGCTAGCGGGATCAGCCGGTTAAGCGCCTGCTCACCAGCCTCACGGTAGGGTCTGCCTAGTTCAACCTGCCGCTCAAAAATCTCGCGCTGCACGTCACCAGCTTCACGGGCAGCTTGCGCTTGCGTATTGGCCGCGCTGCGAGATGAGCTGGCGCCAAGTAACGAACTTCCAATAATTGCTGCTGGTATCATCCAAGGCATATCAAACTCCTTCGCTCAAGCATTGAGCAATTTTACGCACCTGATCAGAATCCGTCGAGGCAATAATCACCTCATCGACTTCATCCTCATCAGTGCAGTCCGTCGCGTGTATACAGTACCAAACCACGTTTGTCAAAGAGCGCACGCCGTGGTGTTTGCCGGCCTCAAGCGTTAGACAAGCCGGGGCGTGGACGACAGACTTCTGACCGTCAACAATCAACTCAATTGAGCCTTGCGCCAGCACCGACAGATGGTCGAACTTGTGCGTATGCTGCACAAGCCACTTATCAGCGGGGATGAACGCCTCTTTGGCGTAGACACCGCCGCCAAAGTGATGCCGCACTTCAGGCTCAATAAACTTCATCAGGTAACCTCACGCCCACTAACGCGCATGTTGATGGCGCTGGCCGTGCCGGCAATCGTCGAGATGAAGTCGCCGATGCCAAGCACCTGGCCCACCAGTTCGGGAAAGGTGTACACCTCGGACGCCTGCAAAGTCTTGGTCTTGGTGATCAAGTTCTGATTGCCCGCCGAGCCAGCCGCCGTGACGAGGTTGACGCTGATCGTTGCAGCGCTGGCGCTGTAGTTCGTCGCGGTGAACTTGTCGATGATGGTTGTCACGCCAGTCGCTGTGTACTGGGTGGTTTGAGTGTTCTCGACTGTCTTGGCCGGAACGAGGACTTTTACTGATACGGTCATGATGTTTCCTTATGTTGGTGCCACGTATGCGGTAATGATGCCATCGGTGAAGGTCAAAGACCCGTCTGAACCTAAAGCGGTAATTTTTGCCAACGTAGCGGTGCCCGAGATGCCAATGTTTTCAAAAGCCATTGTGCCAAAATCGAACGATGGCGCTAACTCCAACGCCTGCACTTGCTTTTGCAACTCGGTGATCTGCGACTCCAAGCCCGAGCAGCAATCTGTCAGCGCGTCTGGAGCCGGTAAAGCAACAACCGGGGGCTGTGTCTCCGCAAACTGCGCCAGCGTTTGCAGTTCCGCGTCAAGGGACGCGATTGCCGACTCGGCGCTGAACGTAACGCCCGAGTCGTCAATGATCGCCGTGGTCGCGTTGTTGAGCGACAGGAAAAACAAGTACCAAGCCCGGCTGATCAGCCCCGTGCGAGGGTCAACCAACGGCACCCGTGGGGGTGTAAGGATTGGCGTAGCTGGGCTAAGCATTCGTTGGACTCAGAATCAACTCTGCGCCCATGATGCTGATCTTCACGGGGTCGGTGCCCGATAGCTCATAAACGCGGTCGCGCAGCTTCAGGGTCATGCCCATGCGCCGCCAGAACACCCGGCGGTAGTACTCGCCGATCTTGCCGATCTGCGCCCAGTGCTCGTTGGACCATGTGTGACCGCCATCGTCTGACCAGCGCAGCATGACCTCGGGGTCGCTGCCTTGGCCCAGATTCAGGCCAGTACCGGCCTCAATGTCCAGTTGCAGGCTGTGCTGCGCGGTGCGCTTGAGGTTGTTCTGGCCGGTGGGCAGCGCCCGCCACGACCGCAGCCACTTCTGGATGCTGCCGTTGTCCGAGTAGTCTTCCAGATCAAAGGCGTAGATGTTGCCGTTCTCGTAGTCGCCGACGACCACTTTGTTGTTGAACGCCATCTGGCAATTGCTGCGGTGCCGGGTGAACTCGCCGTTGTTCCAGCCCGCCCGCTCGTGCCAGGCTTGGGTGGCGGCGTCGTAGACCCATGTCGTGTTGGCCGTGGGGAAGATCAGCACATAAAAGCTGTGGCCGTCTTGCTGGTAGGTGTACGCAACCGCGTCCGTCAAGTCGCTGTATTGCTGAATCTGCCACTCAACGGCGTGGGTGCTGATGCGCTGGCCGGCGTAGCCGTTGGCCCGGTAGACGATGCCCTGACCGCGCCGGTCACGCCCGAGCCAAAACAGGCTGTTGTCCATCTTAGCAATCGAATAGGGCGCGGCGCAGCCCAACTCGTTGAACGCGCCGGGGATGCGCTGGAGAGGAAAGTCCGTTGCGCCCGTGTCAGACCAGACCTCAATCGAGTTGGTGCCAAAGGCCCACACCTCGCGGAAGTTGGATATAACAGCCACCAATCCGTCGGGCGAGCCTTCGGTGCTGGCGAACTCCAGCGGGTCAATCGACGTGCCGTCAAGCAGCGCCGTGATCCACAGCTTCTGGCTGTTCGGCTCGTTGAATACAAAGTAGCCGTCTAAGTAACTTACGGTCACTGCGCCGGGGAAGTCCGGGTCGGTGATCTGCCCAAAGGCGTTGGTCGTGTTGTTGTAGATGTAGCTCGGGCCGTTGGCCGCGATGAAGAGCTGGGTGCCGTTGTCGGCCAAGCTGACCGGGCCAGTGCCGGCCACGGTGCCAATAAGCGTCGGCGTGTAGCTGTTGTTGATCTTGTACAACTGGGTGCCCGACACCACAAAGCCGGTGCCGTCCTGCGGCGAGAAGGCCCACAGGCCACGGATCGGGCCGGTGCCAATCGAGTTGAGCAGGTTTAGCCCCGGAGCGCGGTTCAGGAACGCCGGCTCCTTGCCCGCTTCCGGAACAATTTCCGGAAACAAATTGACAAGTCTGTTGTCAGCAGCGTTTACCGACCGAGCAACATAACTTGATCCAAGTATGGGGCTTTTCATTTGGCCGCTTCCATGGTAAACTCAAAGTCATGATTACCGCTGACCATATCCAATCCATTCTTGACTACAACCCAGAGACTGGCGATTTTGTTTGGAAAAAACATCACCGCCGCCCCGATCTTATCGGTAAACGCGCCGGTAGCCCGACCAACACGGGGTATTGGGCAATCGCCATCAACAACCAAAAACGGCTGGCGCACAGACTTGCATGGTTGTACATGACCGGCGCTTTTCCAGCGTTTCACATAGATCACCGAGATGGAAACAAACAAAACAACAAGTTCAGCAATCTTCGGGAAGTTTCTCGTTTTGGCAATTTGCAAAACATGAGGCACCCAACCAAAGCCAACAAAGCAGGCTTCCTTGGTGTCAGCGCCCATCAAGGAAAATGGAGAGTGCAGATTATGGCAAACGGCGAACGTGTCCGCGAAAGCGGCTTTGACACGCCCGAGCAGGCGCATCAAAGATACTTGGAGCTTAAGCGTTTGTATCATTCCACCTGCACCATCTGATCAATAATTGCCGGCGTAAACGTTGAACCGCTGCCGCGTGGCGATCAGCGAGTACGGCATCGACATCACATCGTCCGGATTGTTGATGCGCTTGAGGTTGCGCTTGCTGTACATCGCAATGCGCTGCACCTGGGGGCTGGGCTCAACGCCAAACTCAGGCGCGATCTCGCAGGCCAAGTTGTACGTGAACGCCCGCAAGTAGCCTGGCGGAAACAGGATGTCCGTGGACAGGTTCGCAGGCTGCGTCAGTTCCTGAACGCTGATGAAGTGAAACTCCAGCAGCCGCGTCGGGCGCGGGTAGATGTAAATGTCAAAGTCCGGGTAGGTGTTGTTGACAAACATTACCTGCGGGTACGTCGAGGTTACGGTCTTGACCGCGATGCCGTCGTACTGCTGCTGGTTGATCAGCTTGATGCCGTACGACACGCCAGTGCCGGGGTCTTTGAAGTAGGTGGCGTCGTCCACTAGAACAGGCCGCACGGCGGTGCCGTTCAGGCGTACCAGCGAGCCGCTGGGGCCAAGGGTTGCGTTGATCGCGTCGACCGGCCAATTGCAAATCTGGTCGATGGTGGCAAAAACAGCCAATCGCTCGGTGTTCCACGAGTCGATCATCTGATTGAGCGCCATCAGGGAGTCCTGAGACACTGAGGCCGATGGCGTTTCGCCCTCGGCCAAGACGCCTAGCAGCCGCAACGCCCGGTTAATCTGTTCGCCTGCGGTGTAGGTCGTCATGTTATTCCTCTGCGGTTAAAACGTCCTTTTTGCGACGGCCACGCCGTGCTACAGGCTCGGGGCTGACTTCTTCAGCCACTTCTTCAACGGTCTCGAAATTGTACCGCGACCAGCCGTTTTGAACATCCAAATCGGCTTCCATGTCCATTGTCGCAACCTTAGCGCCGTGGACGGGGTGTGTGAGGTAAATTATTGCCATAAGTGGGGACCGGAGTCCCCACTCCTTTCAGCTTGCGCAGTGAACAATTGCGAAGTTGATGACAACAGCCTCGGACAGCGACCCGCCCGAAATGTTGCGTAAGGTAATGCTGACTTGACCAGCAGACAAAGCATTGGCAAATACGTTGTATGAGCCAGCAGTAGCTTGCCCGCCAGAGATGGTCAAAATCACCGCGTCGTTGGCGCTAATGGTGCTGTTGTTCAAAACGAACGTCGCATTGGTGGCGGTTGCCAACGATGCGTTGTTCATTGTGATGCGACCAGCAGACTTGTCCAGCGTGACCGCCGTAGATTTGCTGGTTGCCTGCGTCACAGTACCTTGTGCGGCGGCGGTGTAGCCGATTTCGGTTGTAGCGTAAACAGTAGTGCCGACCACGGTTGATGGCGTTGTTGCACCGATTGCGCTGCCGTCAATTACTGCACCACTTACAGTGGTGCCAGAAGTCAATTCAGGGTCGCTAAACGCGACGCCTACAGGCTTGGTATTAGGCATGTTCTATCCTTTAAAAATGGGGGCCGAAGCCCCCATTAGGTTTAGGCCACTTTGTACACAGTGTACGCAGCGTCGCCGGTCTTGCGGAACCGGAACAGTGCGCTAGATGTAACAGCTACGACGGTGAAGGCGTTGCCGCCGTCAGTGATGCCAGTAGCGGTTGCCAGCGTTGCGGTGCCCGAGCTGGTGCCGATGTTAACCAGCGCCAGATCAAACGTGCTGCCAACGGTAGCGTTGGGCACGGCTGCGTCGATCAACGCAGCAGTGGGCAGAGTGTAGGTAGCAGCAGCACCAGAACCGGGGTTTGCAACCAGCATCTGACTGACCACTTGAGCGGCGGTCAGAGTTGCGGTTGTAGTTGCGGTCTGCGGTGCAGCCATTGCACTCATGAGGGTTTCTGCGCGGTTACCAGCACCGACTTGATAACCACCTGCGCCATTAGGGAGAGCCATGATGAGATCCTTTCAAAATAAATGTGTAGACGGGGGCCGAAGCCCCCATTCAATCAGCCCCAGAGGCGAACGCCCATCTGAGGACGAATCACGCTGTAGCCGTACAGCACGTCAATACGGCAGGGCATACGGTCGTTGTTGATGTCGTACTGACGAACAACGCGCAGGCTGATGCCATTATGGACAGCGCGAGCGGCCATGTCCACGCCTTGGGGCAGGAGCAGGTCGGCGGTAGCGAAGGTGATCGCATCCTTGTGGTACACCAAGTTCTGGGCGTACTGGCTGGAAGCAGCACCAACGAACACCACGGCTTTGCTGTTTTGCGGCAGCACGTCCACGGTAGCCAAAGCGTGGTTGGCAGAGTACATCGGGGTCACGGTGATGTTGCCAGCGCCAGAGCCGTTCAGGGTCACGTCAGCGGCTGCGACGAACTGGAACAGCGAACCAGTGGATTCACGGGTTTGCGGGTTCACAGCGTAGCAGTCAGCAACGGTAAACACATCGCCGGTCCGAACAGTAGCGCTTGCGCCAGCGCCGGTGATGGCGATGGTGGTTGCGCCTTCAGTAGTCACAGCAGCCGACAAGGTGCCGCCGGTAGCGGTACGCGAACCAGTGGTGAACTGCTTGATCGACTGAGACATGTTGATCTCGTCGAAGCCCAACACGCCCA